GCCGACGGCAGCGGGCACGAATGTGCCGCTTTATGGGGCCGGTCGCGACCGTCCATTGATGGTCGTCGAAGAAGGACAACTCGACGCCACCAGTACGACTGCGTGGTATCTCGCCGCTCCGTCGAACGTGGTGGACACAATCGAACTGACGTTCCTGCAAGGCGAGGAATCGCCCGTGCTGGAACGCGAGCAGGGCTTCGACGTTGACGCCGTGCGCTACAAGATTCGTCAGACATTCGCCGCGAAGGCCATCGACTATCGCGGCTTGTATCAAGGGAATTCGTAAGACAACGGAATTCACCCCGGCTAGGGACGCGACCTGAAAAGCAATCCCGCCCGATTGCCTGCCGGTGTTTCCAATTCGGGCGTTGAAATGAGGCGGCGTTTCGGGTTGGCCCGCACCATGAGAAAGCCGGGCAAGAGGAGAGTAACATCATGGCAGGCGTGCAAGACTTTTGGGAATTCACAGACGACTTTCTTGGCGCGGTCGTCACGCTTCCGACGACGGCCGAGAACGGTTGCCCGTGGGGCATCAACGACACCAGTGCCGCCGGAACGCCGACCTACACCTATGGCGTGGATCATGGCGAAACCGCCGGTGACTTCGCGTCCGGCGTGGCGCGGCTGGCATTCGATAATACCGCGGAAGTGCAAAATGTCTGTCTGTCCTTCAAGGACGGGTTGGCGTTCGACATCGACAAGCTGCGTGGCGTCGAGATTCGCCTGAAACAGAATCAAGCGACTGTCGATGCGACAACGTCACTGGCGTTCGGAGTGACCGGGGATCGAAACGATGCGATCGACACGATTGCCGTGGCGGCCATCTTCCGAATCATCGGGAGCAACAGTGTCGTTGTCGAAACCGACGACACGGTGAACAACAATGACGACGTTGCGACTGGCCAATCGCTCACGAACGCCTACAAGCGATTCAAGATTGATTTCAGCAAGAAGAGCGACGTGAAGTTTTACATGGATCGCGGCGATGGCGCGCTGGCCCGCGTGGCGTCCGGCACGACGTTCGACATGTCCAACTATTCCGCCGGGTTGCAGCCGTTCATTCAGTTGCAGAAGACGGCGAACAACAACACGAACGGCATCGATATCGACTATGTTCACATCTGGGGCGTTCGATGAGCTTATCCACGTTGATGGCGGCAGACGTCGATAATGTCCTGCTGAATACCGACGAATTTGCGGTCACGGTGACGTACTCGCGTGGTGCGTCATCTGTGACCATCACGGCGGTCGTGCAGGCATCGGTGTTCGAGGTATCCAATGAATTCGGCGTTACACGAATCGAGAGTCGGGACTATGTGATAAAGCCATCGTCGCTGAATTTCGGCAGCGGCGTCACGGTCCCGATTCGAGGCGATTTGATTACCGAGGGCGGGAATGTCTACATCGTCACCGCGCCGGATGGGGCACCGGTGTATGGGTATGACAATTTCCAGCGGCTGCTTTTGAAGGTTCACACGACAATGAAAACGGGTAGCTGATGGCCGCAATTCTGTTGCAGGTAGCCGACGCGGTTGTCAGCGAATTGAATTCGCAGGTCTGGTCGCAGACGTTCACGGCGGTGCGGCAGAACGTGCCGCGCATTGCACGAGAATCGGCGACCAATCTCAGCGTGATTGTCACGCCGACCTCGCGGGAGACGGCCCAATTTTCAAGAAGCGCGGTGTCAGGACTACACAAAATTTCGGTGGGAATTCAAAAGGGATTGACGGGCGATACGAATGCGGAAACCGATGCACTCGTCACGCTCGGCGAAGAACTAGCGGAGTATTTCGACGATGGGCGGAAATTGGCGACGCTGAGTTCCGCCGTCTGCGTGCAAACGGAATTCGGTGCTGGTGCGGAGTCGCAGTGGTTGAGCTTGCAGGATCAAGAGCGGTTCCTGCTGTATACGGGCGTAGTGGTCCTGACTTTCCGGGTGTTCCGATGAGCGTGACGTTCACGACAAAATTCGGCATCAATCTGAAAACGGTATTCACGCCGGAACCGGTCAAGGTCCGTCTCGACGCGGCGACGTACGCGAAGCTGAGTCAGGTCGGGCAGAAAGTTCGCATGGCCGCGAAGTCGAGCATCCGCCGCGTCCCCCAAAAACATCCCGCATCGCCGCCGGGTCATCCGCCATACTCTCCGACGGGATTCCTTAAAGCATCAATTTTCTACGGCATCGACAAGGCTCGGCGGGCGGTTGTCGTCGGCCCTGTTCCACTACGCGGCAAGCGCAACACGGCACAACGTGCGCTGGAATATGGCGGTCGATCCATCACGGCGGCAGGCAAGCCAATCCGCATCCAGCAGCGGCCGTTTATGACTCCGGCTTTTGGCGCGGTATTGCAGCGTGACGTTCCAGCGGTTTTCAAAAACTCTCTGAAGTAGGAGGCGACAATGGCCATCGTTTTGGGACTGAACGCGAAACTGTATCGAAACACCGGGACATTTTCGACACCGGTCTGGAATGAAATCGACATCGCGCGCGATGTAACGCTGACGCTCGAATCGAGCGAGGCGGATGTCAGCAGCCGGGTATCGCAATGGCGGGCAACGGCGGCTGCACTGAAAGACGCCTCGATCGAATTTCAAATGGTATGGGATCAGGCGCACGCCGACCTCGTGGCCGTCAAGGATGCCTGGGTGAATAATACGGACCTCGAACTGCTGGTGCTCGATGGTTCTTCGGCGACGACCGGGAACAGCGGACTGCGGGCGATTTGTCGCATCTTCAGCTTCACCCGCAACGAGGCTCTAGAGGAAGCGTTGACAGTCGATGTTGTGGCGAAGCCATCCTATGCGGCGGCGGCTCAGGTGCCGACGTGGTACACGGTCCCATAAGCGGAGATGATTCAACATGGGCAGACTCAATGACAGCCTGCACGTCGCAGGTACGTTGTCGTCGGATACGCTCGTCATACCCGCTGGCACGCTCGTCAATGCTGGCGTAAGCAGCATTGCGGCGATTGGTGCTGAAAAGCTCGACCATCAGCATCAGCGGGTCTACGCGCAAATCGGCACGGCTGCGAGTGCAACGCAGGTGATTCATTACACCGTCGGCACTACCGGGACTGTTTATGAGTTCAAGGCGGGTTCTGTCACGGCGTGTACCGGGGCGGCGACGATTACCGTGGATCTGCGTAAGAATGGCACGACGATGTTGACTGCGGTCATCACGCTCGACAATGCGAACACGGCCTACATTGCCGAGGCCGGAACATTATCGGCCACGGCAGTCGTCGCGGGCGATGTATTGACCGTCGTCATCGTGGCAACCGCAGGCGGCGGTACTTTGGGCACGGGTTTATTCGTTCACTGCAAAATTCGCGAAAAGGCAGATTGATGCGTCAATTCATCGACACGAATGGGGCGGCATGGCAGATCAGTTTGACAATCGACGCAATCAAGCGGGTGAAGTGCGTGCTGGGGATCGATCTGGCATCCCCGCAGGAAGGCACGCCGCCAACCATCGCGCGGCTGGACAGCGACATCATATTTCTGTGCGACGTGCTGTACGTCTTGCTCAAGCCGCAGTGCGACGCCGCCGGGATTGATGACGTCGGTTTTGCACAGCGACTTGGCGGCGAAACCATCACGGCCGCGCACGATGCTCTATTCACGGAGCTCACGGATTTTTTCCGCCAATGCCGCCGCGAGGACGTGGTGAAGCTGATTCAGAAACAGCAGGCACTCGTGGCGGCAGTGCTGACGATGAGCGTGGCGCGGGTGGAAGCCCTCAACGTGGACGAGGTGCTCAAGACGGCCGAAGCGGCGGTGGCGGCATCTGGAAACTAATCTACGAATTGGCGGGAATCATCGGCATCGAACCGGGGCCATTCACGCTGCGGGAACTGCAATGGATGGCCATCGGCAGGCAACGTGCCGAGTGGGATCGCACGGCGATGTTGTGTGCGATCACGGTGAACAGCAACCCATATCGGAAGGGACGTCCGATCGAGCCGCAGCGGTTCAATCCTTATGCCGGACCGACGCGACGGCGAAGCGTGGACAAGTTCGTGTCAATGTCGGAACTGAAGGGCATTCTGTTTCCGGGTGAAAAATGACGACGCCACAAATCTACAAATCGGGGACGTTTGAACTGCGGGACGATTACGTTGATTTTATCTCCGCATGGTGGGCTGCGAACGTGCGGGACTCGCTCCGAGCCGGATACATTCCGAGTGATTGGCGGCATCTGTCTGCGGATTACTGGCGAAAGGAATTGCGCAAACGGGGATTCTAATGGCACAATCAGGTGCAGTTCGAGCGGGCAAGGCTTACGTTGAATTCTTCGCCGACGATTCAAAACTCGTGCGCGGAATGCGCGCCATCGAACGCAAACTCGCGAAATGGGGAAGCAGACTGTCGCGGATCGGATCGACGATGACTGCGGCTGGTGCAATGTTGGCGGCACCGTTCGCGGCGGCAGGATTGAACATCGTTCAGTTCGGCGGGTATATCGATGACATGACGCATCGTACCGGCATGAGCGTGGATGCCATTCAGGAATTGGCTTATGCCGCGCACATGGGCGGTTCCAATATGGAGGAAATGGAAATAGCCATTCGCAAAATGCAAAACACGCTGGCCGATGGCTCGAAGGTGTTCGACAAATTGGGAGTCAGTCAATCGCGATTGCTGGAATTAAAAGCCGACGAGCAACTCGCAGAACTGGCGGATGCGCTGGTGAAGGTTGAGAACCCGGCGGAACGCGCGGCCTACGCTATGGACCTGTTCGGTCGTGCGGGCACAAAAATGCTGCCATTGTTTCAGACGGGCAACAAGGAACTGGATATGCTGCGGAAGCATTTCCGGTCGCTGGGTGTCGCCATGAGCGGCGAAGATGTGGCGAAAGCGGCTGTACTCGGCGATGCGTTTTTTGATCTGAAAACAGCAGTTTTCGGCGCGGGTCAGCAGATTATGTTCGCGATCGTCCCCGCTCTAACAAAGATGGCGTCGATGCTCGCGGCGGCTGCGGCGGGTGTCGCACAATTCGCTAAAAACAATCGCGGGTTGATGGTGAATTTACTCATGCTGGGCAGCCTCGTCGTTTCGATTGGTCCGGGGCTGTTTATTGTCTCAAAAGTGTTTTCCGGTCTGTCATTTGTGTTCGCCGGTCTGGCCCCACTCGTGTCCGCCCTCGTATCGCCGATCGGCCTTGTCGCACTCGGTCTAATCAGCTTGGGACTCATGATTGCCAAGCAGCAGGGAATGTGGACGGAATGGATTACCAGCGCAAAACAAAATCTCGCATCACTCGTCGCCGATTCGCAGGCGGCGATGAGTGCCATTGGCAACGCTTTGGCAAGCGGCAATATCGCCGCAGCCGCCGACGTCGCGTTCGGTCTCATCAAACTCAAATGGCTCGAAGCGACCGCGTTCCTGACCGGCAAGTGGTCTGAGTTCACTACCTTCTTCCTGAATACTTGGACGTTCGCCGTCGCCAATGCCGCCAAGGCGTTTATTTTCATCTGGAACGGGCTGCAAATGCTCGCCATCAACATTGCTGCGGACATTGCGAGTGCGTTCCTGATGGCCGCAGAGGTGGCACAGAAGGGTTGGCAAACTGCCACGAACTTTATCGCCAAGGGGCTGGCGTTCGTCATTGCCAAGGCGACGGGGCAGGACGTGGACGATGTACAAAAGACCCTCGCGGAAGATCAGGCGCGGTCGGCGGCGGCATCGAGTCAATCG